GTTCAACGACCGTTCAACGACCGCTCAACGGAATTCAACAGATAAAGATAAAGACTTAGATAAAGAAAATATATATAGGGAGTTTTTGCACTTATCTATATCAATCAGGGAATTCGATAAACTATCAGAAGAGTATACTAAGGAAACTATAGACTCAATATTAGATGCGATTGAAAACTATAAGCATAACAAGAATTACAAATCCTTATTTTTAACGGCTAAAAAATGGTTACAGGATAAGCCAAAGAAAAATCAGGATGCCACGACACAACTTGAAACTGATAAATCCTATGATTACATTACTAGCAAACTCAAAAAACTAGGACATGATATTAAATAAGGGACATCAGATTGAATATTTAATGGACTACCTTAATGGTAGAATCAAATTAGGCTTAGGGATTGACTGCCCACTAGACGAATATCTCAGATTTAAGCCTAAACAACTTTGTATCATTTTAGGGCACGATAATGTAGGAAAGACATATTGGATTAATTGGTACTTCCTAACCCTATCAGTAAAGCATGACCTTAAATGGATTATTTGGAGTGGCGAGAATCAATCAGGGCAAATTGTACGGAACTTAATTCAGATTCTATCAGGGATACCATTTAAAGATTTGACAGAGCAGGACATAATTCGATATTCAACTTTAATCGACCAATGGTTTACATTCCTAGATAATAAGTTACTATACAAGCCTGAACAATTACTTAAGATATTCGAGGACTCAGATGCCGAGGGATGCCTGATTGACCCTTTTACCGGACTAGATAGAGACATGACTTGGGAGGGTAACTATAGATTTCTAAATATGGCAAGGGAATTTTGCAACCGCACAGGCAAAACTATTTATATAAATACGCACCCAACTACGGAATCAGGGCGTTCGGGACATCTATATCCTGAAAAACATCATTGGTATGGACATCTTAAACCACCTCTCAAAGATCATGTAGAGGGAGGTAAGGCGTTCCTGAATCGATGCGATGACATGATAGTTATCCACAGGCTAATTAAACACGAGACCATGCGATATTTTACATTAGTATCAATCGAGAAAATCAAAGATACCGATACAGGCGGGAAATTAACCTTAATTGACAACCCGATACTATTCGAATTTAATCATGGACTTGGATTTCTAAACGAGGGAATCGACCCAATACAGCCGTTTAGATTGCAAATCAATAAACCACCACAATTAAAACCTAATATCGATTTATTCGATTTAAGCGACGATTTACCATTTTAGATATGAATATATGGATGACTTACTTTTAATCAAAACAAAGGCAGATTTGAGCCTACTATTTTACAAAATAAAGTTTTCACTAGAGGAAATCAAAACTAATCGACCAGAGCGTACAGATTACATTGATTCAATGACAGAGAGTTTAATTTGGCTAGGAGACGCAATCAGAGTCTACTCCAATATGGAAAGGGAGCTTAGGACATCGAGGTCTAGATGCTTTGATTTGGAAAGAATAAACTTGGAGCTAAACACGGATAACCAAAGACTCACTAAATTAGTCAAGGATTTAACTGATAAAATACAGCTTTAATGCCACGATGTAGAAATTGCAAAGAGAAATTCATTGCGGTTAAATTTAACCAAAAGTACTGCTTGAAAGATGAGTGCATACGAGTATTCGTAGACGAGGTAAAAATCAAGGAGTGGAGTAAACGCAAGAAACAAATGAAGGAATCACTCAAAACACGAAAGGATTATTTAGAAGAAACTCAAATAGTATTCAATCGATATATCAGGCTAAGAGACAAAGACCAACTATGTATCAGTTGCAATCAGGAACCATTGAAAAAAAATTGCGGACATTATTACTCGCAGGGTGGACACTCAAATGTAAGGTTTGACGAGGACAATTGCCATCTACAATGCGAACATTGTAACACATATTTATCAGGGAATTTATTAAACTATCAAATAGGTATACAAAAGAGAATAGGAGCTGATAGATTGATAGAACTGAGTGGCCGTGCACACCATCAAAAATTGTGGACCATAGATGAGTTAAAGGACATCAAAAAAAAATATCAAAAAAAAATACGAAAATTGTTGCATACTTAAATATAATGCTTATATTTGCATATAACAATTTTAAAAAGCTACCACATGACAATTTTAGAAGCACAAAACAATTTCGATTTGGCAGAAAAAAAATTCGATGCCAAACCTAACGCTAAAACAGCAGAAAACTTAAAAATTGCTAGAGAGCAACTCAACAAAGCTCTGAGAGATGCAACAACATATTCGGACCATTACCTTAAAAAAGAGGAGGAACGAAGAAATTTTTGGATGTCACTAACAGATTCAATCATTAAATAATAGCTACCATGATAAATTCAATTAAAATACAAGAAAAACTTTGCCTTTCAGGGGATGTAATTACAGGAATATACGGAGTACTAGGCAGATTTGAACATTTAGAAAACAAAAGAGATTATTGGATACTTCAAGACTCTAAGACTATGCAAATCTTTATTTGCGAACTTACATATTCTGAAATTTTTTCAATAGAAAACGCAATATGAGTTTAAAGGAACAAATACTAGATAGGTACGAGAATGCACTAGAAAATGCGTTCAAAAATAAGCATCGATACGAAAGGTTACATGATAAAATCAGGGAACTTGAGATGCAAGTAACTAATCTAAAACAAGTAATAGCTATGCAGAAAGGCGAAATATGTATACTGCAGGAAAAATTAAATAGTAACCAATAAATAATCAATATATGAGTAGAACAAAAAAAGCCTTAGAGGATTTAACTCAGGCAACAGAATTGCAGGATGCAATCTTTAATTGGATTAAACCCGACGAAGAGGACTTGATACCGATAACATCGATTTACAAAGCTCTCTCAGATTTTCAACAAGAGATGCCTATAATGGGTCAAAACGCGCAGGGATATGGATACCGATATGTAGACCTTGCAGAAATAACTAGAATAGTAGTTCCTTTGCTTAGGAAACACGGATTAGGGTATACGCAACCACTATGCGACGATGGAGCTATCAAAACTATTTTATTCCACTATCCTACAGGGCAAACAATAGAATCTAAAGTACAGATGCCTATGAATGTACAGCTCGAAGGAATGAATGACTTTCAAGTATATGGGAATGCAATCTCTTATTTTAGAAGGTACTCATTAAGCTCTATACTAGGGATTGTAAGCGACAAAGATTTGGATGCATCAGGGGAACAATTGAAACCTGAAAATCCTAACACAAATAGCGGTAGACCTTGGGCAAAGGATTTCAAAAAAGGACTTAACGAAAATGATTTCAATATTGCACTTGATATGATTAAAACAGGGCAATATTCAAAGGAAAAACTTATCGCTAAGTACAAGCTAACCGAAGAACAATTAAAGACATTAGAAAAATGAATAAGATTAGAATACGATGCAGTTCACTAGGAAAGATAATGACCTCCCCACGAAGCGGTGGGGGGTTATCTGAAACTGCAAAAACATATTTACGAGAGCTATTTTTGGAGCTAGAATTTGGTATACGAAAAGAGTTTTGGAGCAGGTACACCGACAAGGGAATCAGAGTAGAAAAGGACTCAATTCGATTGGCTAACCATGTTTTAGATTGGGGATTAACAGATGAAATAATCGATGGAAAACAGCTATACCATGAAAACGAATGGATATCAGGGATGACAGATGTATGCACAGATTGGTTACTAGCAGATGTAAAAAGCTCGTGGGATGGAACGACTTTCCCTTTCTTTGAATCAAAACTTCCATCAAAGGATTACTTCTATCAACTGCAGGGATATATGTGGCTAACAGGACACGATGAAGCACAGCTTGTATATTGCCTAACAGATACTCCAAAGGATATCCTTAATGACGAAATACGCAGAGAGTTATGGAAAAATAAATCAATAGACGATGATGAATCAATAGAGGAATATGTAACCTTAAAGCACTCATTTTATAGAGTTCCAAAGAAAAACAGAGTAAAGGTATTTACTATTCAAAGAGACGAATCAATCTTTGAG